CGCAACTACCCCTATGCAGTTGAGCGAGTCCACAGAAGCGCTGTGCCATGCGAAGGACGTACTGCAACATGCTTTGTCGTATGCATCTAATACCGGATGGGAAGACTTGACTGAAGAAGAGAGCGTAAGCCTGATGCTCGACAAGAAAGACACGCCGTTTGATCTAGTGACTGCGGTGCAGGAACGACTACGTGAGAAGAACGCATGAATGAAGCAATGAAGGCACTGCATGAGACTTCTGAAATGCTGAAGGATGTTCTTAATCAGATTAACGAACTTGTGGCAGAGAACAAAGCGCTGAAGAAAGCCACACTAAAAGCGGAAAGGGCACGCCCTTGGTCAGGGCTAACTGCTGATGAAGCGACGGAGTTTGCTAAGACTTTAAAGAAAGGCAACTTCATTGCGGGGATACAGAGCATCGAGGCTAAGTTGCGGGAGTTGAACACATGACCCAAACGATTACCGATAATTTCGAGCACATTTCTCGAGAGGCTGCAAAAGAAGTCCACATGCAGGCCATGACCCTCATAGCGACAAAGCTCGCAAGCGAGGAACAGCTGTCGATGGCGGACGCAGTCAAAGTGGCAGAGTTCACCGCCAAGCGTACCGGGGTGATGAACCAAGAGAAAGCAGACAACCTGCCGACCATCCACTGGACCATCAACAACGGCACCGTCACGATGGACATAACCCCCGCTGCGGTGGAGACGGAAGCCGTTGAGGTTGTAGAGGAAGTCCCGACAGAGCAGGGCAGCGCAACTTCTGACGAGAAAGCGCCGTTCACACTGTCTATAGGCGACATGCAGCCGCTAAGTCTGGACGCTCTGTGATCGGTTACACCGCAACCCCTACAGGTTCTGCGTTCCTGCGGGACCGCACGTTCATTAAGTGCCTGATGGGCCCCGTGGGCGGGGGTAAGTCCACCGTGGCGTTTGTTGATTTGCTCAGCCGGGCGTTTGATCAGAAGCCCTACAACAACGTCAGACATACCAAGTTCATCATCCTGCGCAACACGATGGCGCAGCTCAAATCGACAGTCAAGCCGCTTATTGACCAGTGGATGGTTACTATGCCGCCCAGCCCAATGGGCCAGTGGCGTCTGACAGACAATACGTTCGAGATCAAGGCCAAGGCCGCAGACGGCACCACCGTGCACACCGAGTTCATCATGATGGCTGCGGACACACCCGATGACGTGCGCCGACTGCTCTCCGTGGAGTGCTCAGCGGCTTGGGTAGAGGAGGCCCGGGAGGTGGACCCCGAGGTGTTTGCGGGTCTGCAAGGACGCGTGGCGCGGTTCCCCAACAGGGCTTCGGGTGGCGTGACCTACCCCGGCGTGGTCTGCTCGACCAACCCGCCCCCCCTCGGAGGGTTCTGGCACACCATGATCTCTACCCCGCCAAGCAACGTCAAGGTGTTCATACAGCCCAGCGCACTGCTGGACGATGGGTCGCTTAACCCGAACGCCGAGAACTTGTCCAACTTGGACCCGGACTACTACGACAACCTGATATCCGCTAACACCGACGCGTGGGTAGATGTCTACCTGAAGAACAACTTCGGGCCGGGCAATATGGGCCAGCCGGTGTACAAGGGAAGCTTTAAGCGCGATTTCCACGTAGCCAAAGACGCACTGATGCCGGTGATGCAGTCGGTCAACTCACTGATTGTCGGTATGGACAATGGGCTACAGGCCGCTGCGGTGATCGGGCAGCAGGATATGCGGGGTAGAGTTAACGTGTTAGATGAGTGCTACGTGCCGCAAGACCAGACGATGGGCGTAGAGAGCTTCTTGGAGCGCAAGCTGGTGCCTCTGCTGCGGGAAAAATACCCGTTTCAGCCCAAAAATGTCGTGTTTATGCTCGACCCAGCCTGTTTTCAGAGGTCTCAGTTGGATGAAAAGACCATCGCAGAGGCGGTTATGCGGTACGGTTATACGGTCAGAAAAGCCCCCACAAACGACCCCGAGAGGCGAATTTCATCCGTTGAAGCCCTACTTTCCAAGCAAATTGATGGCGCAGCGGGGATTTTGGTGAGTCCGTCATGCGGTTATCTGGTCGAGGCGTGCGAGTGGGGCTACCGTTACAAGAAGTCCGCCAACGGGCAGACGACGCTGACACCCGAAAAAAACCACCACAGCCACCTTAGCGACGCGTTTCAGTATTTTTGCAGCCACTACGCAATGGAGGCGCAAGGCAACTATTACGGACGCAACAGGGCTAGGCGTGAGATTCAGAAATCTGGATATGTTTACGCGTAAGCGTGTTTGGTGTATATTGCGACCATACTGACTAACATCTAACGCCCTCTTTATGCTAGGACTCGCGCCGCCCGGTACAGCTCCACGCCCACAGCAGATCAACGTGGGTGGGGTATTCAGCATGAAGCCACTGTCTACTTTGATGGCGCAAGAAGCTGCGGATGCTGCAACACAACGGGCCAACTTGGCGTCCAAGGAGCCTGTGGTTGAAGGTCTTGTGGGGATGCTCAAGAACCACTGGAGCCTAGCGAAGACTGCCAAGCTAGAGGTCGAGCGCAAGATGCTCGAAGCGGTACGCGCCAAATCAGGTCGTTACTCCGACGAGATGGAGTCCAAACTCCGCCAGCAAGGCGGCTCCACTGTCTACATGATGTTGTTCGCAACCAAGGCCCGACAAGCCAAAGCGCTGCTGGCCGACGTGATGGTAGGTGCCGGTACTGAAAAGCCTTGGACCGTGACGCCTAGCCCCAAGCCAGAACTCCCACCCGAAGACATGGCGCAGATTGCCGAGGCAGTACAAGCTGTTGTCGCCCAAGCCGAGATGGGGCCCACCCCCATGAGCATAGATGACATCCGCCAGTTGTTGCGCGACGCCCGAGACCGGCTCGAAGATCAAGTGATGCAGACCGCCCGGCACGAGGCTGCGAAACTCTCCACCGACTTGGAAGATACGCTCGTTGAGGGGAATTACCTTGAGGCGCTTAACGATTTTCTGGACGACCTGACCACGTTCAAGACGGCCTTTATCAAAGGGCCGGTGATCAGCAACAAGCCCAAACTCAGGTGGGTCAAAGGGCCCGACGGCAAGAGCACCGCACAGGTGCAGACTGTCAAGAGTCTAGATTGGGAGCGGGTTGACCCGTTCATGATTTACCCAGCCCCTTGGTCCAAGAGTGTTGAAGACGCCTTCCTGATCGAACGCCATCGCCTGAGCCGCGGGTCTCTAAGCGCCATGATTGGCGTGGAAGGCTACAGCGAAGATGCGATACGCGCCGTGCTCAACGAACACGGTACTGGCGGACTGCACGAGTGGTTGTCGGTGGACGTTGCCAAAGAAAGTGCCGAGGGTCGCACCCCGGTAGTGTCCGGCTCCTCCAGTGAGCTCATAGATGCCCTGCAGTATTGGGGCAACGTGTCGGGCAAGATGCTGCGCGAGTGGGGCATGAAAGATATCACCGACGACGCCAAGGAGTACCCGGTGGAGTGCTGGCTGATTGGCGAGTACGTGATCAAGGCGGTCATCAACCCTGACCCGTTGGCGCGTCGCCCGTATTACGCAGATGGCTACCACCGCATCCCCGGAGCGTTTTGGCACTCATGTCTGTACGACCTGATCGAGGACTGTCAGAGTATGTGCAACGCAGCAGCGCGGGCACTGGCAAACAACCTTGGTATCAGCTCCGGCCCTCAAGTGGGCGTGAACATTGACCGCGTGGCTGCAGGTGAGGATGTGTCGGAGATGTTCCCTTGGAAAATCTGGCAGTTCAACAGCGACCCGATGGGGTCTAGCGCAGCGCCTATATCCTTCTTCCAGCCTAACAGCAACGCCGCAGAGCTCATGGGCGTGTACGACAAGTTCAGCGTGATGGCAGACGAGTACAGCGGTATCCCCCGTTACATGACGGGAACCGAAGGCACCCCCGGCGCAGGGCGCACGGCCTCTGGCCTCTCGATGATGGTGGGCAACGCCAGCAAGGTGGTGCGCTCGCTGGTCTCCAGCCTAGACATCCACGTGACTTCCCCCGTCTTAAACCGCCTGTTCGACTTCAAGATGCAATATGACCCGGAGTTCAAGTTCCGTGGGGACTTGCAGATCGTGGCACGCGGCGCACTGAGCTTGCAAGTGAAAGAGGCGGCAAATCAGGCCAGAGCTAACTTCCTTCAATCCACCGGGAACCCCCTAGATATGCAAATTATGGGTATCGAGGGTAGGGCCGCAGTCCTGCGCGAAGTGGCTCGGGGCTTAAACATGAACGTCGATGATGTTGTTCCGTCAATATCCGGCATGAGGCTAAAGCAAATCCAAGCAGCGCAAGCTGCTATGCAGCAACAGCCGGGGGCGCAGCAGGCAGCAAATGGTCCTACAGGCCCGCAATCTGGACAGGTGCTTATGAACGGCCAGCCCATCACGGACAACTTTAGTCCGCAGCCAGCATGACACCCGAGCGCAAAGAGTACATGCGGAAATACCGAGCCGAAAATGCGGAACGGTACAAAGAGCTGAACGCCCGATGGAAAGCTGAAAATAAAGAGCGGGTTGTAGAGTTGGGGAAAGCCCGTTACGTTGAAAAGTCTGAGGCAATCCGCGAGCAGCAAGCCAAATATTACGCAGCCAACGCCGATGCTATTTCAGAACACCGCAAAAAGCAGCGAGCAGATAACCCGGAGCATTGCGTGGAACTCAAAAGAGCGCAATACAAAAAACACAAAAG